TTGGTTAGGTTGTAGCGGGCTAGCAGGTAGTCCTGTTTAAGGAAACCCTTTCGGATGCTGGTGTAGTGGCTTTCGAACAGCTGCGCCAGGGAGAAAACCCCAATTTCTTTGCGGATAGAATCTGAGGTTAGCAGCTCCCTGAAATAGGTTGCCAGACGCAGCTGTGGGGCGCGCGCAAAATCAATCTCATAAGCTTTGTTTTGTAACTGGAACATGGCTATAGCTGCAGGAATAGGTGCAATTAAAAGCGCTACCGCAATCCACAGGTTCCAGGTGGCAATAACGGCAATAATGCTGACAATCGAAATAGCTCCCTGAATGCCAGAGCGAGCAGAATCAAATAACTCAAATATGTGCTGGCCGGTGGTTGAATCTACCCGCTGGATAGAATCATAGGTGTGAGCACATTCAAAATCTTGCACCTCAAGTGAGCTTAGCTTACGCACCACCGTAATATCGGTGTCGTAGGAAAGCTTTAAGGTCAGGCGGTCTCCCACATATTTAATTAAGTTTTCTAAAACATAAGCGCCAATAAAAGCCAAACTTAGCTGGGTTAGCGCCCACAAAGCAGCCTGGTTCAGCCCGCTACTAAGATCGGCAATATTGGCAACCAGGGAGCCGATAGCTGCCACCTGCACTGCTGGAAGTACGCCGCGCACCAGCGTCATCACAATGATTGCCAACAGTGAGTAGCGGCCAGTGTCCTTCAAAACAGCTATGGCTCGTTGCAGAGATAAGCCGAGGGGAGCCGGTGGTTTCTTAACTAAGAGCGGCAACTCATCCATAGACTTGCTGGTGTTGTCATCGTTATTCAACGCTAGCTCCCCTCATTGGATGGTGTCTTAATGACAATCCTATATGATTGCGCTCACACTAGAGAAGGCTT